GAAGAGGGCGCAACAACGGTGGGCAACCGGGCGCTGGTTGTACAGAGCCACGACACGTCCTACCAGATTACCGGCGCGGTCGGCGATGCCGTGGCTGTGTCGGCAGAGTTTCAAATTGACGGCACGGGTTCATCGGGCGCATACCGTGGCAACGTGCTCGCCCCGCTGACCAGCTACGGCACGTCTGTGAACACGACGAACCTTGACAACGTGAGCGGCACAACGAGCGGCTTACAGGCGAACCTGCACATGATCGCAAACGCTGTATCCACCACGGTCAAGATTCAGCACTCCACCGACGCGAGTACGTGGACAGACCTTATAACGTTCACGGCACTGAGCGCACCGGGTTCGGAGCATAAAGTTGCAACCGGCACGGTACACCGCTATCTTAGAGTTAATGTTACATCGGCATCTGGTAGTCGTACACTGGCCGTGACTGCGGCCCGCAGATAAGGAGGGAAACAAATGCCTTTCGTACACGGTCGTACCACGTATTTTCGAATCGATAACGCTGCGGGGACGCTCGTCGACTTGTCACCATTTTGCGACAACGTCGACTTTCCCCAGGTCGTCGAAACAGCCGAAACGACCACCTTTGGCGACACGTCGAAAGACTACATCGTCGGCCTGCGCGATGCCACAATCAGCATTGCGGGCAAGTGGGATGGTGCCGTTGGTACGGTTGACCCGACGCTCGCCGGTATCCTTGGCCTCGCAGCCAGCCAAACGTTCGAGTATGGCCCGTCTGGCTCGACTGTTGGCAACGTGCGCTATACCGGTGAGTGTTTCTGCACGTCGTATCAAATCACCGGCGCGGTCGGAGACGTGGTAACATTTTCGGCGGAATTCCAAGTCACTGGAAACGTCACCCGCAATACATTCTAAGGAGGTTAACCCATGGCCATTTTGTCAGTCGATGAGATTCTGCACGCCGACGACATCCCGAGTGAGGTTGTCGCCGTTCCCGAGTGGGGTGGTGAAGTCAAGGTACGCGGCTTAAGCCGTGCCACTTTTGAGCGCATCACTAAGGCAAGCGAAGTCATCATCCCTGCGACTGGCCCTGGGCAATCTCCGGGTGTCGGACGCGACGAGGCGAAGTTCAGCGAACAGCTTTTTTTGGCCTGCGTCGTCGAGCCAAAGTTCAGTGAGGAACATCTACCAAAACTCAAAGACAAATCAATCAGCGCCCTCAACAGGGTTTACACCGCAATCGGCCGGGTGCTGCAAACGGACGTGCAAGCCGCAAAAAAAGACTGAGCCGCGATGGTGCGGCGTGGTTCGAGTTACACTTGGCGAGGGAGCTGGGGATGACGCGAGCACAAATGCGCCGCACCGTATCGTGTGACGAATGGACGGACTGGCTTGCCTTTTACGAGCTTGAGGCTGACGCAAAGAAAAAAGCTGCACAGCAAGGGAAACGGGGGCGCTAAGTGGCCGAATCGAGTCTGGTAGTAAGAATCGGCGCTGACTTTTCTGGCCTCGACAAGGGGATTCAGGAGGCCACTAAAAGCGTCTCCAGCTTCGGGGATATCCTCAAGGGTTCGTTTCTAGGTGCGCTTGGTGCAAACATCGCATCGAGTGCATTTTCTGCATTTACCGGAAGCGTGTCTGAAGCTTTCCACGCCTTGCAAGAAGTGGACAAGCTTGCCGGGCAGACAGCCGCCGTCATCAAGTCTACGGGTGGCGCTGCTGGCGTCACCGCTGAGCAGATAAGCACGCTGGCTGACTCACTTGAGCGCAAGACCGGCGTAGAGGCTGAGGCAATCCAACGCGGCCAAAACTTGCTTTTGACCTTTACCAACATCCGCAATGAAGCAGGAGCGGGGAACGATATCTTCAACCAAACCACGGCGATTATGACTGACCTGGGCGTGGCGATGGGCACGGACGCAAGCGGCGCAGCGATCCAGCTGGGCAAGGCGCTGAACGACCCGACGGCAGGAATCACGGCGCTCACCCGCGTGGGCGTGTCGTTCACTGACGCGCAGAAGGCCCAAATTAAGGCACTGCAAGAATCCGGCGACATTATGGGTGCGCAGAAGATTATCCTAGCGGAACTAAGAAAAGAATTTGGCGGTTCTGCCGAGGCGGTCGGCAAGACTTTTGCCGGGGCGATGGACCGGGCACGTAACGCACTGGGTTCGATCACCGAAGCGATGCTGACACCAGCCGTGCCAGTGTTTACTGCCGCACTGCACAAGGCCGCTGATGCCGCCTACGCTGTGTCAGATGCCATCGTATCTGGCAACCTTCCGAGACTCATCAATGAGGCTTTTGGGCCCGGTCCTAAGGCACTTGTCATCGGGATTGCAGGTGCACTGAGCATCACCCTCGTTGGTGCGATGCGCAATGTCGGCGCACAGGCTATCACAATGGCCGCAACTTATGGCCGGTCACTTGCGACGATGGCGGCGGCCAACGCCCCGCTTCTTGGCGCTATCGCCGCGATCTCGTTCGCCGCGTACCCCTTCATTAAGAATTGGGACGCCGTCGCCTGGCTTTTCTCCGCAATCTGGGACAGGATGCGTAACGCCGCCGCGGATGCCTTGAACCGCCTAGGCAATTACAGCGCGAACGTGTGGCAAATTATCAGCGGGCACTTTTTGGGTGCCTATCGTTCTTTCGTCGCCACTTTTATCGGCCCGGTGTCGCGTGCCTTCAATGCACTGTTCTCCGCCTTGCCTGCATCCGTCCGCGATGCGCTCGGCGGGTTGTCGTTCTCGATGCCATCATTCGACATTCTGCCAGCAGGTGTGCAAACAGCTTTCAAAAAGGTCGGCGACATTGCCAAGTCTGGCCTCGGATATGTCAGTGTACTCGGCAAGACGGCGGTCGACAACTTTAAGTCTACCTGGGGAGACTTACCCGGATTCATAAAAGGCGTGATGAATTCTTTTTCGGCCAGCACAGTAGATGCCAGCAAGACCGCCACGGCTGCAGTGACAAAGGCTGGGGATGCCGCGATGAAGGCTGGCAAGGCTGCGGCGGATGGCCACGACAAGGCGGCAAAGGCAGCGACCGGTCACGCCAAGGCTGTCAAGCAATTGGTAAGTGACTTTGGATCGATGGCTAAGCCGCTGTTCGATACGATCCTTAGCCTCGGTGCACTGAAAAACGCTTTGCAAGACCAGATTAAATGGAAGAAAATTGAAGAGGATGTCAAAGCATACACAAAGGCGCAAGCCGACCTGGACAAAATCGTTACTGAAACCGTCGACAAGATAAGCGACCTTGACCAGCAGGCGAAATACTGGGGCGACACCAGCGCCTCGGTAACAGACAAGCAGAATATTCTCAAAGAAGCTATCAATCGTCTCTTGGCCGATGGAGTCGACCCATCAAACGAGCGCATCGCGGAACTGAGACGCAGATACGACGAGCTGAACACGGCGCAGGCGACATCAGCGAGCAAGTCAATTGAATTTAAAGATGCTCTTGGCGAAGTTGGAAACGCAGTATCGGGACTAAGTGGGATAATGGCCGGGATGGGTGTCAAAGAGGGGCCAGTCGCAGGGTTCATTGACGGTATAGGAAAAGCGCTTGGGATTATCGGTGATGTCGAAAAAGTATCGAACGCCACAGACAAACTTGGCAAGCTGAGTGAAGGCTTCAATCTTGTGGCTGCCGGTGCCGGGTTAGCTAAACTCGGAGTGGTAGGAATGGCTATCGCTGTGGTCGCCGGGATGGCCACGATTACAGACGTACTCCAGAAGTCCCTTGGTGGGTGGATGGGTCTGTTTGACCTTGTGACTCTTTCGTTTCAAGCGATGGGATGGACGCTCGCCTTTATTGGCGAGAATATAATCAATGGCACAATCTGGGCTATCGGTAACGCCTGGAACGCACTGGTCAATGGAATGAAGCAAGGCATAAACTTTATCATCCGCGGAATCAATCACGTCATCTATGGGATGAACGCCATAGGCGGCAATCTGAAGTTTCTTGACTACTTGGATATGGGTGAGTTCACAGCACCGACAATCAACATCACCTCTGGCATCGTCGATGCAATGGGTTCGACTCTTAACCGAATGCTGGATAGAATTAAGAACGCAAACAGCGGCCAACAGACAATAGAGGATGAGCTTAAAAAGACAACCGAAGCTTTGCGTGAAAACACTGTTGCCGTCGAAGAATCAGGCACCAAAACGAAAGAAATTAAGTTTGATGAGAATTATCGCGGGATGATTGATGCCGCAAATGCCATCGTTCAGCGAGGTATCGACCTGGGCGATCA